TCATGTTTTTCGTCATGTTTTTCATTAAGTTTTTCCACATCTTTTTTATTAATTTTGGATTTATCAACAATAATGTTTATTTCTTCCTGCGTTTTTAATGATAAATCAGGATTTACAAATAAATCAAATTTAACAAATAAATCTTTATGGTTTTGGATATTATATTCAACAGAATTTATTGCTAATTTTCGTTTTATATCATCGGCTTCATTGATATGTCCAATGCCATGATCTTTAGAATGAAAAATTGAATAAAAACCAATAAGCATATTTTTAATTGTCCAACTTGATGACCATGTATCAGGATGCCACGACGAGTTAGTTGTACAAATATAATCATTAATCAAAAATCTTCCTGATGGGGTTAACATTTTAAATTTAACGGGTTCAAAAGGATATCTGTTTGTTAATTCAATAAATCCAATATAATATCCACCATCATATACGCTATTATTCATTCCTTTCAACATAAAATAAAATATTTTTAAATTATTTTTATCTACAATTGATTGTATATATTCTAATTTATCATTGTTTAATAATTTAATCTCATTGATTATTCTTTTTTCCATTTATTTAATTTATATCTAATAATAAATTAAATTTTCACTTTTTTAATGCTGATATAAAATAAGACATACATCTTTTTTAATTTTATTTTTAATTTCATCTCTTTTCATATCAATTTCAATCACCGATGGTGTCATTCTTGTATCAATCATATACCATGTAAATTCATTTAATGCTCCTTTTCTAATAATTGTATAATAATGATCATCAAAAAAACATATTAATGAATGTACATTTAATCTTGCATCACGTAATTTAATTGCTTTTTTAATATCAGTAACACCAATATTTTTATCTATTTTGTTTACATTAATAATTACATTTTCATATAATTCATTTACATTAAATTTTTCCATTGCTTTTACATCGTCATCAGAATCTATCATTTTAATATATGCATTGTAATCATCAAGATTTATTGTTATGATTGGATCATTATAATTAACTTCATTTATTCTATATTTAATTTTACAGTTAATATTAAAAACCAAAAATTTATAAAAATCAGTCACATCAAATAATTTAGTTATAGTATTATCATATTGCCATCCTAACATAATACATATATTTCTTATTTTACTTATATTATCTTTACTAATAGAAAACTTTTTTCTTAACTTTTCAATAAAATTAAATTTAATAATTTCTTGTAAATAAACATACCGTAAATCACTCGGTACAACTGTTACTATCATATCAAATTTTGATGGATAATAGAATAACGCAGTTAATAATGACGTTATATATGAACAATTATGAGGCTCTTCAATAACAATATTATCTCCCATTATTATTTATAATAAAATTATTTTAAAATTATTTTTAAATAATTTTATTTTTTTCCAAAACATGAACTTAACATATCTTGAATTACATCCAACTCCACTAGTTCATCAATAGTAATATTATATGTTTTTTGTATATTATCTAAAATATCCATTTCATTTTGTACCAATAAATTTATTACAGCACCCTTTCGACCATATCTACCACTTCTTCCAACTCTATGTAAATATGTTTCTGGTTCCTTAGGAATATTATAATTAACTACTAAACCAACATTCTGAACATCTATTCCTCTCGCTAATACATCTGTTGCTATTATTATTTTTATGGTCCCTAGTCTAAAATCACGCAATGTAATCGTCCTCTCTTCGCCACTCAATTTTGCATGAATAATTGCAGATTTCATATTAATATTATCCATATCTTTCTTCACAATATTAGCCATTGTTATTGTATTAACAAAAATAATAACACTACACACATTTATGGATTTAAATACATCACATATAATATCATTTTTATCTTCTCTTGCTGTTCTATTACCAACAACAAAGTAATAATGCTTAATAGATTCCAAACTTAAAGTTTCCTGCTCAATTAATATCTTTATTGGCGATCTTAAAAATCTATTAGTTAATGCTAATATACTTTCCGAAAATGTCGCAGAAAATAAACAAATCTGCGTCGTTTCAGGAATAGATTTTACAATTAAATATATCTGATCCTTAAAATTATCAGTTAATAACATATCAGCTTCATCTAATATTAATATTCTCAATTTATCCGTAAAATTACTACACCTATCACACATGTCTCGGATTCTTCCAGGTGTTCCAACTATTATATGACTTTTTATTGCTTCCTTTATATTCATACCTACACTACCATCACCACCAATACATAAAGTTATTTTAATATGCATAAACTTTCCTATTTCATTTATTACATTATAATTTTGTATCGCTAACTCATGCGTATTAGAAATTATAAATGCTTGTAATTCATTTTTATTAATATCTATTCTCGATAATACACCTATCGAAAAAGATCCAGTTTTTCCAGTTCCAGACTGAGCCTGACCAATTAAATCATGACCATCATAAATAGGGAATATTGATTTTGATTGTATAGGTGATGGAATTTCAAATCCATATGCTAATATACCCTGCCTCAATGCATCATCCAAAAAATCCATTGAATTAAAACTACTAAATTCCTTATTTTGATTACTTGAACTAATTGACAGCGTCATTTCACTGTACTTTATTTTATTTTCTATTTTTTTAAATATTAATGTTTTTATTAATATTTAATATTATTTATTTCAATTTTTTTCTTCTATTATTATATCATATTCTTTTAATTGTATCAATGGATTTTTAGTTATATATACATATTTAATAGTATTTTTTATATCATAAAGTACATCACATATATCACAATATGTTAATAAAGATTTTTTAATTCTTTTAATAACATCATTATAATACCGTATTACACATATAGCATTCATTTTTAATGCTTTTTCATATTCTAATAATGGAACAAAATTCTTAATTACACCAATTCCAATTTTATCAACTAAAATTATTAATCTATTAATGCATCTTATTTTCTGTCTTTCATCATTCACTTCCTTTAATCTCTTAAATTTTTTTACATGAGCCCAAAAGTCTCTATAATTAATTTTAGGATATTTTTCTATTTTATCCAATAATTTTTCTTTAACATATAATAATACACAAATCTTAAATGATAAATAATATTTATTCTCCTCCAAATAAAATAAAAATTTTTTAATATTATTAATATTAAGCAATCTCATATTTAAAATTCCCAAAATAAACTTATTTTCATCTTTTGTATCTAATAATTCTTTAAATTTTACATAAAAATCATCCATTCAAATTAAACCACTCGCTATACATTCTATAGCATCTTTAATATCACATTCAACAACCATACAATTATCATACTCATGAATAATATAGCACGAACTTAATTGATCACCAAAATTAACAGCCTGTCTCAATAACGACACTTTAAATGTATCAATCAATGTACTTATACATGATCTCAATAATACCATAAATGTTTTAGGATTGTCTATTTTCATATTTATTAAATATGCAATATCATGTATGATTTCAATCTCAATATAATTATTCAATAATCTAAAAAACATATTATAATATACTTACTATTCTTCTTATATTAATTTTAATATTACACAATTATTTTTCATTTCAATTTTTATTAAAAATATTTTATCGTGATTTATTATCCATAAAAATTAAATTATACATTATTATATTCATGAATAATATCGAAAATTTAATTACTTATAATTATGATGATACATGTAAATATTTTGACTCTATGACATCCGAAATAACAAAAATTTTAAATGTAAACGACGCATCCGAAACTATATTTGAATCAATGTATTTAATAAATTGTATATATTCATATGTTGGAATGCGTTTATTGTTGTCCAAAAATTCCCCTTGGAAATTACTGAATGAAAAAATAGAAAATTATACAAAATCATTATTTACAAATATTAAATTCAAACAATTAATAAATTCAATAAAATCAGATAATAAAGAAATTAATATTTGGATAAAAACTATTAATAATAAAATAAAATCATATGACGAAAATATTAATAAATTAAAAATACTAATTAACGATCATATTCAAAATATCTTCAAAATTTTAAATAAACCGATATATTACAATAAAATACTATTGAATAATATCAATTACCTACAATTAATAAAAAAAATAAAAACTCCATCTACAAGGGAAATAATAGAAAAAAAATATAATTCCAATACATATTCATGCGAATACGATTTATCACAAATTATTATTCTACGAAATCAATTAGCAAAATTAAATGACGCAACAAATTATTTTGAATTTATTAAAAAAAATATAGAAAAAGTTACAGATATGATTACAGCATTAAATAATAAAATTGAACAATTTGTATCTCCGGAAATAAAAAAAATATTTGATAAACAACATGAAAAATTATCGTCATCTGATATTACTTATCATAAATTTTCATCTATCAATAAAAAATTTAGTCTAAAACAAATTATTAATAAAATATTACATATCCTAAGTAATCTATTAAATATAAAATCATCAAAAACATCATTAAATTTTTGGAAGCCCGATATTCCAGTTTTAAATTTCACATATAATAACAAAAATATTGGCTATTTATTTCTAGATGTTATAAATAATAAACAAATATTTCCATTATTTATAAAACTAATTTCTAAATATAATACAATCATCCCAAAAGCAATATTAATGGCATCATTTACAGATTGGACATCTGAAATACTTTCATATAATGATGTTTATATGTTATGTAAAGAATTTGGACTATTTGCTAGATTTATTATATCCAACACTTCAATAGGAATAATTTTCAATGAAAATGAACTTATTGATCTTTTACCATTAATCATATTTAAACGATTTTATATTAATGATATTGAAGATATAGATAAAATATATATGATTAAACAAAAATGTATAACAGCACTTTTTGATCATATAATTCACACATCATCAACATTTATTGATGGTCTTAAAACTAATTATCATGATCTTTTTGATCTATACAAAAAATTATATAACTCCATTTTGAATAAACAAAAAATTTACTTAAACTTAAATATGCCAATAGATCAATCTATCATTCTAAAAGAAATTAACGGATCAGAAACTTCATTATATGAATCAATCATTAGTGAAATATTTTCAAACACTTTATTACTCCATAATATATACGAATTATTTACCAATAATTCTGAATCACTACTTATAGAAATACAAAAATTTTTAACAAAATATAATATTCAAATAAAATTTTATTAAATTTTATTATTAAATAAAATTTAATATACATTACTACTGAGAATCCAATATGAATAGTAAATTACTTGTAGCAATATCAGGATCATTATTCGATTTAACTAATTCATTGTATACATCGGTTTTATCAAATCCTAATCCTAAACTAATAATACACTTAATATTTTTTACATACTCTTTCGGAAAATCCGATCTAGATTTACCAGATTTATCTTTTTCTTCTTTTTCTTTTTCTTTTTCTTTTTCCATATGATCTAGATTTTCTAGGATATCTGGATTTTCTGGATTTTCTGGATTTTCTAGGATATCTGGATTTTCCGGATTTTCTTGAATTTCTGGATTTTCTAGAATATCTGGATTTTCTAGGATATCTGGATTTTCTTGAATTTCTGGATTTTCTGGAATTTCTAGGATATCTGGAATTTCTGGATTTTCTAGGATATCTGGATTTTCCGGATTTTCTTGAATTTCTGGAATATCTTGATTTTCTAGGATATCTGGAATTTCTGGATTTTCTAGGATATCTGGATTTTCTGGATTTTCTGGATTTTCTAGGATATCTGGAATTTCTGGATTTTCCGGATTTTCTAGAATATCTTCTTCAGGTTTTTTTTCAGTTGTATCAACTCCAACGTCAGCTTTTGCATCCGGACATTCCGTTGTAAATTGTTTCATTAACTGTTTATTTACGACATCACTTATTAAATTATAAAAA